TATACCGATCAAAGAGATAAGATTAGAGCCATGAAAGACAGAATGGTTATTAATCAGGGGATTAGTGAAGAAAACGCTAATAAGATATTAGGAGATGTAGAGTCTGTATTTAAAGATTTTTACAGAGGTGAGAAATTAGAAAAGTTTGATTTTGGATATGGTCAAGAATTAGGATATGCAAATACAAAAGGTAAACCTCCAGTAGGAGACTTTGATCCTGAATACTATAAAACGCAACAATTAAAATATCAGGGTCCTACGGAAGAAGAGAACTGGAATCAGGCTGTAGCTGATGATGATATAGACATTACTGAAAGATATGGCACACCAGGGGTAGATGCTGAAAGAGGATATTATCTATGGAGATATGGACAAGCAAAAGAACCTGGTGGGAACATAAGAGGTAATGCAGCCAAGATAGCAGATTTAGCAGATAAATATAATGAGGAAGCTCCTACTGAAGCAGAAATTCAATTTTATAGAGACAAGATGTTGAATATTTCAGGTATAGATGATGAAGAGCCCGATAATCCAGAAGAAATGATAAATAGTGTTAAATATATAAAAGATGCATATGAAGAAGCTAAAAAAGCTAAGGCTGATGGAACAGCTAACAGATTTGTCGAGAGTGCTGGTACGACTTTTAATATTGACAATCCAGATGAATTTTTATTAATATTCCAACAATCTCAGAATGAAGATGATAAAGCTGCTTTTAATCTGCTAAAAGAAGAGGGTGCATATATCACAGAATTAGAAGATGTCATAACAGGAGTCGTTGGTGAAGAAGCTATTTTACAGACAAAGAAATTTGGAGCATTAACTCAGAACGTTTTAAAAGATACTATTAATGAATTAAAAAAAGCAAAGGCTAAAGAACAAGAATTAGCTTTAATGGGAGAGTTTGGAACTTTTGGGGAAATAATGGATGTTAACAGTAGTCTTGCAGATAGCTTACTAGGAGATTCAGGTATAGGAGGATATTTACCTTTCTTAGGAAAAGATTCTGGGTTTGATAAAAAAACTCTGGAAAAACAATTAAGCGGAGTAACAGGCGTATCTAATAACGTAGTCTATAACTGGCAGAAATGGTTTGATGATTCTCTTTCAAAAGCCTATACAGAATCTAAAGATAATTACATAACTATAGGTTTTGAAGTGGGAGAGGCAGAGGAGGCGGCAGAACAAGAAATTGAAATACAACGTTCTTTTGCAGAAAAATATATTAATGATTATTTGAAACCAAGATTTGATGAGTCTAGATCTATGAATGAATTTGTAGAATATTTAGATGTACGTACAACAGAGCAGAACCCTTTCCAAACACAGACCATGTTGAATGCTGTTCAATCCTTGGGATCAGCACAAGCTAAAAAATATCTAGAAGACATTCAGAAAATAAGTCAAGACAGACCCTTTGATAGTGATTTCTATTTCAATCCTCGAGGGGCTGGAAGAGATAAAGCTTTAGAAGCACATTATGCAAAACAAAAGCAAACAGTTAGTGCTGATTGGGAAGCTGCAAAAAACAATCCCAACCAGTTAGTTGATCCAAATAACCCAGCTTTAGGAACATGGGCAGAAAAAATTTATGAATATGGAGCTAATATTAGTGAAAAAGATCAGTTTGCTAGATTTCATTATCAAGTAAAAGGACAATTCAATAAAGATGCTAATGGAAATGATAAAAAATTCGATGGTGCCGAAGATATTATTAATCCAGGTTTAGTCAAACAACATATATACGAAAATATAATTCCAAAACTGGAAGATGAATCTGTGCGTTTATCGGATGTTTTCGGTGAATTTCTCAAACCTGATGAATATGCGGATGACATATTAGCAGGGTTAGACCCTTTAAAAAATGCAGATGAATGGGAATATGCATTAAAAGAAATCGGGTTAGAAGATTTTAAAGGTAGTGTAGATGAGTTAAAAGACTACATAGCAGAGACTTTTAGAACTGGCAGTGCAGCAGACATGAGAGCACAAATAAAATATTTGAATGAAAAACGTGAAAAACCTACTCAAGAATTACTTGGAGTTACATATATACAAAGAGAGGAGGATTATAAGACAGACGCTAAACTTAAATCAGATACACAATTATTCAAAACATTTCAAAATGCTGGATATGAGGGTACTGAAGAAGAATTTTATGAAGAGGTATTTCCAGATATTGATCCAGAACAACAGAAACTATTATCCGATTTAAGTAGTAATAAACCGATAGGAGAGGTCTTCGGTTTATCGAATGAGGATTTAAAGAATCCTTTAGGTGCTTTTGAAGCTATAAGTAGATTTGAAGGTAACACTGCTAGTTTATTTGGAGAGAAGAAAGAAGATGATGAAGATGAAGAAGAAAAAGAGGATAGTATTTTCTCGTTTAACCTACCAAATAACCTAGATTATGATGAGGAAGAGGATGTCAAGAAAAAAGGAAGTAGTTTTCTAGATTCTTATCAATCAATGAGTATTCCAGGTTTTTCAGGTTTCTTTTAACTAAGTAATGTCTAGTAAGTATAAAAAAGCAGCATCAGCCGCAAAACTTGCGAAAGATAAGATGGCGTGTAATAAACCTAAAAAAACACCTAAGCATCCCACTAAATCGCATGTAGTAAAAGCATGTAAAGATGGAAAAGAAAAGATCATAAGATTTGGACAACAAGGGGTTAAAGGAGCAGGTAAAAATCCTAAAACAGCTAAAGATAAAGCTCGTAAGAAATCTTACTACGCTAGACATAATGCTCAGGATGCAAAACCCGATATATTCTCTGCTAGATATTGGTCTCATAAGGTGAAATGGTAATAAAGTTAGGTATGATTAATAGTAGATAGTTATTACTTTGTATGGCAGATTTTACTAAAGCAATTAACATTATTTGTCGATACGAAGGATATAAAGAAAAAGCCGTCGAGGATCCAGTCACTGGAAAGCATCCTTATACTCTTGGTTATGGAACGCAGTTCTACCCTGATGGTTCTCCAGTAAAATCAGGACACTGTGTAACGAAGCAGAAAGCTTTGGAATATTTATTATATGAAATACATCTAATTGAGGAAGAGCTGGATAAACAGAATTTGAAAATAGACCAATCAATGAAAAATGCTTTGATATCTTTCATACACTCAATAGGATGGAAACCATTTCTATACAGCACCATCATTGATCATATAGAAGGACAACGGTATCACTCTGCGGCGGAAGAAATGAATAGATGGATTTATAACGAAAAACATAGAGCATTAGGACATTTATTGGAAAGAAGGAAAGAAGAAACAAATTTATTTGTGGGAGAAATAGATGTAACTGAAGTTCCCTTTCCAGGGGTTTTATTATTAGCGGCGAATAGTTATCAGGCTTTTCCTTGTCAGATAGAGGCTTTGATAAAACTAGAGAAGAAAATAAATCCTTATATTCTAACTGAATTCATGAATGACTATATAGATCATTCAAAAAGAGTCTCTCCAGAAGTGAAATTAGATACATATTATGAGAGAACCTATGGTGATTTTGATAGATAGTCGTAGAATAGGATTATAAAATAGTAACAACTAATGGAAAATTCAGTTGAACCTAAAGCATTCCAACTGCCGTTAGAGCATCAGTTTTCTATGAGGAAAGCTGAGATGAGAGCAAAAGACATGACATGGGATCAACTTTATGTTGCGTTGTTATCTTTGTTTCATCAGCGTCTGATGGAAATATATGCACTCAAATCTATGATGGCGGAAGAGAATGTGGACATTAATTTTGATGTTCCTACAGATGTTGAATTGCTTGATTTAGCTACTAAAGCTCAAGAAGCTATGAATGAAGAGTTTGATGAAGATGATGGGGATGAGCCTTTAGCTCTCTAATTCAATCAGTTTATTCAAATACCATCTGGCTTTCTTCAGGGATTCTTTGCCACCTTTTTTTCGTTCACGCCACATATATTTAGCTACATTACCCTTTAAATAACCACGGAACTCTTCTGGCGTAAGTTGAGCTTCTATTGCAGCTATACACTCTACAGAACCTGCTGCGTAGTGAATTGGTTTATCTACAGGATCAAAAAAATGTAAAGGTTGACCAGTAGATGGCATAGGACAAAATCCATCAGTACATTCTTCCATTGTTTTATCTATTTTTTCGTCTTGGAATTCGGAGAGTCTA